TGCGGGTCACTTTTTGCCGTTTGCTGTGCTATCCGGAGTGCGGTTTGCAAAGTATTGACATCACCTCCACTATCTACATAGTGTCCGAGACATCGATTTATCGACTCTAATGGTGTAGACTGCCTTGGAACTTCTAAAAACAACAGTCTTGCAATTGTCTCTTCCTTCGGTCTTGCCAATCTTCCTTTACTATAATAGTGTCCTAAATACCTGGGCATGCGGGTATCAAAGTCAGACTTCTCTGCATTCACGATTAAACCAAGCTCCGCTGCGATCTTTACAGACCAACTTGGATCCAATTTCTTGTTAGTCGAGAATATACTATCGTCACCAAGAACCTGAAGTTCCTGAGGGTACTCATCTTGACGATGACAAATGTAGTGAACAGCTATGCAATTCACCACGCTATCTACCAACTGAGTAAAATAACTACCAGATGGCACGCCATGACTTTTCCTGTAAATCTCACCATTTGGGGTTGCAATGGGAGTGTTGATAAAATACTCTTCTATCAATCTTCTATGAGTCCTACCTACGTCTTCAAACTGAGAAAACAAGATATCAAATGCATCACGAATAAGCGTCTCAGAGATAGAGCTATCAAACTGACTGAAATCAACACAATTGACTGATCCAGAAAGCAGACAGGTATTCATACGAGCAGCAATAGTTAAACTGCCTTTACCAATAGTCATAACACCATTAGTTAACTTATTGTAAGCTGCGATTAACGGCTCTGCATACATCCCTTCTATTAAGGTCTGATGGAAAGGGAAACCCCAAACCAATCTAGTCTTTGGATCATCAACATATCCAAAGTGGCCCCTAGCATACATCGCGCAAGGTGTCTTCACAAGCACCTTGTTGTGTACATGAAAATAGGCTCTACCTCGAGCTTTCTCCTCATTATCGCCTTTCTGACCGGTATAACCGATCCCTGCCGCCGACCCAGGCTTGAATCCCACATGCTTGAGTCTTAGTTTCCTGACAGGTTTGGGAAGTTCGAATGCCTTCTTAGCGTTCCGTAAAGCAACTTTGTAGTGCCTAGGATCAAAACGCATTTTAGGCTTTGAAGCATAGCTGTTCAGCCTTGAAACTAGCTTATTGTAGTCGACATGACTACGACCATACTCCATTGCCGCAATCTCAGTTAATGAAACACCGAGTGCTCGACAAACGTTTGTATCTACCCAAGTTTGTTTGACCTCACGTATTCTCTTGCTGTGAGGGGTGGTCCCAACAGATGGTAAAAGTACATCCCCAGATGGAAAGTTACTATATGCCAAATTAGTTAGTTTCGACATAACGTGACCTCCTATATTTAATGATAAATACTAGCTTGTAGACAAGCATTAGGGTTAAAGGTTTCATG